AAGGAACATATTGAAATCTGGCTCTTTACAAGCGCAGCGATCAATATCTGCGTTTTTAGGGACGGTGAACAGCACATTTGCACTCGGAACGGTAACAAGCCGTTCTCCGAGATCATACGCGAAGAGCAACCAGTTCTCCGGACAGTTGCCGCCGACGGAATTACCGTCTGCGTCACTCATTCCATAAAGAACTTGTTTCGCTCGAGCACTAATGTGTGCTTTTCCACTTAACTTGAGAGCCGGGTGGCTCTCATCACGTGTGCGGCTTGTCGACGCACCACCAGAAAAGGACCCGTGAAGGACCTCAACAGGCGGAACATCACCAAGGATGTCGCAAATAATGCGGCGCACACGACCCATGAAGGCCTCATACGTGACACGATTTAATATGTTGTAATCGTGTGGGGTTGACATGAGACGATCATTAGTCTCCTCGTTATGACACTCAACACTGAGCCATTTTTCAATGGCCCGGGATCTGCGGACTTCCGCAGAAGCAGTTTCACTCGAGCAAAATTTCGAAAGGAGAGACTCCTTAAGATAATCATGCCTAAAGCACTGGCTGAGGGTCGAGACTGTATCCCTTATTAGGGGGATTGGGTCTGAGTGGAGTTTGAAGCTCGACGTGCGCGCTACGCGACGCGTCAGTTTCTCGGACATAGGAACTGTTCCTTATGGTAGCCAACTGGGACGATCCCAGAAGGGCGAAGTAGCTCTGTGTGGTCACAACAATAGTGATTGCACAAACTACAATGGCGCCGCCAAGCAGCGCCATTCCGAATAGGGTGCCTTTAATAGACACCCTGAAGCTTCACGACGGCATCGTTGACCAGGACCTTCGAAGGGTCCAGGGCAGACATCAGCAGGCCAACGCAATCGTTGCGTTCCTGCAGAGTGCTCTCACCATCGAACGAAAAGTCGATCGACGCATAAGAGGTCCGGACCACGACCGGGGTGGAAATCCCGTTAATGGTCTGGGTCTGCACGATAGGCAGAGTCAGACTGACCACCGACTTGTAACGGCCGGTGCCGGTCTTCTTCGTACTCACCTTCAACGTGTTGTTCCCGATGGGAACGCCCGACGTCTCCACTGCGGCGCCGACACCATTCTTGATGTCCAAAGGGACGTAAGTGTGGCTGACAGGCGTAGAAGCACGATCCGTAAGGACGATGTTTTGCAGTTGAGGCATATTTCGGTACACTCTATATATGGTGTGACGGGATTGTCAGGGACCAAAGCTACACGCACAACGTGGTTAACGAAAGCCACGCTTGCTGTACGTGTTGCCATCAATGACCTGCGCGATAAGCGCGAGAGCAGTGACAGCATGTGAATCGGAAATCGGGGACTTAACCTTCGAGAAGGTCAAGGGCGCAGGCCAAGAGCCATAGGCGACTCTATCCATGCTAAAAAACGGCACGGTAGAGAAACCAACAGGTT